CCCATCACTACCGCCTGTAGATGGTGGGAATATCTCATTTCTCACAATATCGTCTGAATTTTCTGTATAAATCTTATTGGCACTCAAAGCACTAGACAATTCGGGGAACAATACTGAAGATATTTTACCAAAGTAAGAATTATCAGCAATTTGTTGATTGAATGCTTCTCTAGGTTCATTGGTAACAAAATTGTGTTCACTACGGACAGCTTTAAGTCTCCACACATAATGACCCATTGCAGGATTGAGTTCTGATTGATCCTCATCCATCACTTCTGTTACTTCAAATATCTTAGCACTTCTACCATTAGGTCTATCACAACCGAATGGATACACAACGATTTTGTCTTGAGATTTGGGTTCACAAGCCCATGGTCCATTTTCCTGATCAACGATAATCAACTCTCCCGCTTCTGTTAATATAAAATTACCGTTCTCGTCTTGAAGAACACCATCAAAAACATTAAAACCCGCAAATTTCACATTGAAATCATCGATATGTAAATACAATGTCAAAGTGTCAGGAGAATCCATACCAGCCAAAGCATAAATCGGAGAACCGTTTTCCATTTGGATATATGCTTTGATTGTCGTTGGTCCGAGCCAATACATGAGCGTATGTTCCCCATAGATGGAATTCATCTTATCAGGATTGAAGGTATTGACATAGTAACCCACGTCTACTCCATAGTTATTGATAAGCTCCCCAAATTGAGAATTGAATATTGCTCTTTCTGCTTGGAAATTAGATGGATCAGCAAATCCTCCACAATTAGGACGATATACACCAGCGAAAATTTTTTCAGGTGTTAAGCACGATAAAGGTATTGTAGGACATCCAGCCATTATTTTTTAATTTCTACGATTTTTCCGCATTGTTGACCATGGAGATTGGTGAACATTTTTATGATTTGATTGGAATTCTTTCTTTTGATTTCCTTTCCATCTTCAAATTCGATGCCACCCAAAGATCCCAACTCTTTTAATAATTCATCACCAATCAAAATTTGCTCACTACTTCTAATTTTTACATGTGGTCCTTTGGTTGAAATATTTTTCCTATTAACCATACGAGCAATATCACTACCACCTTTTTTATTACTAGGATTTACTAGACTTTGTTTGATATTTCCAAAAGCATCTTTGTGTCGATATTCTAATATGACATCGTTATGTTTTTCGAAAAATTCCAGAAAAGATTCCATGTTATTATTTAATAAAAAAGGGAGAATCACCACGATTCTCCCTTCTTGAGTTTATTTTTTTCTAGAAATTATTAGCGGAAGTAGTCTTCTGATGGTCTCAAATCAGACACTTTGTTCTGTTTACCATAGTTTGGTTGTTTTGCACCATGCAGAGCATGACCGTAATCACCATCGTTACCAACTTTATCAGTGGTTCCAGTTACTTTAGTTCCTTGATTTTTAGGTTGTGGACGACCACCAACTTTGTTGTTCTTGGATTGGAATTTGTGAGAACCATCTTTGGAGTTTTTAGCACCAATTGTTCCATCGTTACCAACTTTATCGGTAGGGAAGGTTTCTTCATCTTCGTCGTATTCTTCTTCTTCGTATTCTTCTTCATTGTCATACATGCCACCTTCTTCGTCCATTTCTTCGCCTTCCATATCGAGGTCTAGATCATCACCTTCGTCACCGAGGTCTTCTTCACCTCCAAGAACGCCCATAAGCACATCATGAAGTTTTTGAGCAGTGGCACGATCAAGAGTAAAGGTAACTTCATCACCCATGTCATCATCGTCATCACCCATGTCATCACCGAATTCGTTATCAGTAGGAGCATCGGAAAGACCCAATGCAGCGTTTTCAGCGTCTTCGCTACCCATAACAGATTCAAACAATTTATCAAATGTAGATTTTTTCATCATAAAAGTATTTAGTCTTTCTCTTGCAATTTTTTTAGATTCTTTAACAATATTTTCTTCAGCTTCTTCTCTTTGCATATCTTTTTTCATATTTTTGAGAGTTTTCTCTAGAGAGGCTTTTTCTTTATCAGATAGATTAGGATTTTTTAATTTTTCCTCAATATCAGAAATTCTATTATATTGTTCTTCGTTGTCTTCTTCATCACAACCACAATAATCATCATTCAATGCTTTATGGAAACCATCTGCTTCTGTGGGTCCACCTTTTTGGATGTTCATTTTATCATTGAATGCATTTTTCGACATTTTAGGAATTTTTTTCGATTTGTTAATATTTTCCTGAGCATTCTCATTTACAACGGTTTTAACACTTTTAAGCATTTCTCCGTAAACATCTCCTAATGTTGTTTGTTTTTTTCTCATAAATTATGGTTGATATGGTTGATCAGTTACAGTCACAGTTCCAGTATCAACATCCATATCGAATGCATTAGTTGGATATTTCAAATCGACAGTAGAACCATCAAATTGTGCCAATTCTGAAATGAATTGTGTCAATTTAGCATGAAAATGGAAAACTTTGAATACATCAACTCCCAATTCATCGATAATTTCTTGAGGAGTCAAATTTTTATGATTCCACATGAGATCAATACCATCTCTCTGAGTTCTGACTAAGTTATTAAAGCAATTTTTCGATAATTCTTTAATACGTCTGGTAGAATTTTTCAATCTAATCTCCTTCGGTATTTCTACTGGTAATGGCAATGTGTTATTTCCTAATAGTGACATGTTATTATTTAGCTAAATTTTTCCAAAATTCGTAATCTTTTAGTGTTTTACATATATCTTCCCCTAAAATCTCATTTGCTCTAGACTTGGAAGGGATGATAGAATTTTTTATTGTGTGTAAATCGACATAATTATACACAGTATCGTCCTCTGGTGTTTTATTGATTATATTATTAAAATCGTGTTCAATTTTAGGAATATCCAAAAATTCCCAAACCTTATCCATAACATATTTTGGATTATGAGTAAAGTAATCATAATCAATCAAAAGAAATCTATCACTGTAACCTCTTAAAAATGCATCTTTTAGAATTGAATATGCGGCTCCAACCTCACCTTCCAAGCTACCCCAATGTTGGATTCTACCTTGAGTTGTCATACATTGTGGCATTGGACCTTGAGGTGGGAATTTATATGAACCTTTTCTGTATAAAGACTCGAAAGAAGCTAAAACATCTTTAATATCTCTTACAGGGGCAATAATTTTAACTTTTTTACCTGTTATCGTTTCGATCATCTCTATATTATGACCCCATGCTCTCGATTTATCAAAGATAAATGATTTATCAGTGTTGTGGTAATTATAAAAAACCGTATTGAGTATTCTTTTCAAATTTTCATCGGCAGAAGCATTTTTATCAGCACGATGTTCTAATATACTAGACCAAGAAACCTTAATATTGTTTAATAGATTTGGCAAACCAGAGGTGGGAGTACAGAATACATTTTCATTCTGTGCCAATAAATTCATGAGTAGTGTGCTACCAGATCTTGGTAATCCACCAACGAAAAATATTTCTTTCATCCTAAGATTTAGTCTGAATTAGACAGAAAGCAAAGCTATCTTTTTAAGAGTGCCGTTTATTCTTATAACTAAAGAATTACCACCATCTGTTGTCGATAGAGGGATTGACGATGATCCAAGAACAAATTGATTCCGTGTAGTGGGAACAGCACCAGTGCCTAAAGCAATACAACCAGATAAAGACGCTCCAGAATTAGAACCAATAAAAATAGAATTATTTGCATTTGTAGCCCCATTACCAGCATCATTACCTATAAAAATAGAATTACTTGCATTTGTAGCCCCATTACCAGCATTCTGACCTAAGAAATTGGAACGATCTGCACTTGTAGCCCCAATACCAGCACTCTGACCTAAGAAATTGGAATTATTTGCATTTGTAGCCCCAATACCAGCACTATAACCTAAGAAATTGGAATTATATGCATTTGTAGCCCCATCACCAGCACTCTGACCTAAGAAATTGGAATTATTTGCATTTGTAGCCCCAATACCAGCACTATAACCTAAGAAATTGGAATTA